AGTATGACAATGTTACTGGTCTGTCTACAATTACTACTTCTGATCCTATTACTGGCATTATAGGAATTGGTAGTGATATTAGACTTGACAATCTTGAGTTCTCTTGCCCAGGAGGATCTGGTATCACAACTACGATCTTCCCAGATGGAACACAGGGTAATACATTTACAGTTACTAATGTAATTGCATCCGATCGATTTGAGTTGAATGTTGGTGTATCTACTATCCCACATACTTATGTTGAGAATGATGCTGGTCAGGTAACTGCTGGTCTCACAACAACTAAGTTCCCTGACGGATCTCAAGGATACTTCTTTAATGTTAATAGTGTCGGAACAACAACTTCCTTCACAGTAAATGTTGGAGTATCTTCAATCTCTCATGCATATGTATCTGGTGGTATTGTTCAAACTGGTATCACAACAAATATCTTCCCAGGAAACGCACAGAATTCTCCTCTCGGAGATACATTTAGTATAATATCTGCACCAAACTGGAATACTCTTACATTTAATGTTGGTGTATCTACTATTGCACACACATATGTCAGTGGTGGATCCTTAATTTTTGGACATAAGTTAAAAGTAGATACTGATGTTGCTCTTACAGGATTGGCATTTACTTGTTCTTATGATGGTGGTGTAGGAATTCTTACACACCCAAGAGTTAGTGACCCAACATATTGTGGAACTCAAGTAACTAGAATTAATAGTATTAATGAATTTGAAATTAATGTTGGTGTAAGTACAGCAGAATCCTTCTACACTTCTGGTGGTATTGTTGAAGAAATTATTCTTGCTCCTAGACAGATTAATAATTCACCCACAGGTTCTGACCCTGCTGCAAGTGGTACAAGTATTATAAAAGTCCTGGATGAGTTCTCCTTCATCATTGACTCGGGCAAATCTCCATATACTCACACTTACAAGAGATGTGGTGAAGTCAGACAACCCCTTGATGTTGTATTTGATTCTCCATTAAGATATCATGATGTTCCTCTGATTTATGCAGATGGAATTGCAGGACTTGGTACTGGAGCATCTGTTGATTTAGTTCCTAGTATTGATAGCACAATTCTTAATTTTGAGATGAATAATTTTGGTTATGGATACAAACCAGGAGAGAAGTTGACTGTTGCTATTGGTGGAACAACTGGTATTCCAACATTCACAACTAAGACTTCTAATGCAATTCTTCCTGTTGTTGCTGGTGGTGACTACCCACATACTTTCGTAAGTGCTGAAGAAGGAAGTGTAAATGTAACAGGTATTGGAACAACTACTCCAACTGGTGCAACATACTCTGGTTCTACTGGAGAACTGGTCTTAACTATTCCAGGTCATTCCTACACAACATCAAATACTGTTGGTATTGGAACTAGCACCATTGCATTTACCTGCGGTAGTGATGGTAATCAATCAATTCTTTATTATCCAAAACCAACTGATCCAATTGCTGGTATTGTAACTGGAATTACTACTACAACTGCAAATACTATTACATTATTTGTTGGTATCACAACTCTTGTTAAGTATCCAGTTCATGATGCAACTTATGATCCCGCTACAGGTCTGTCAGTTCTTACAATTGGAACTCACAACTTGACAACTGCAAATACTATTAGACTCGCCAACGAATCCCTTCTTTTCAAATGTTCTTTAGATGATTATAGCAGAATTGAAGCATATCCAAGACCATTTAAAGATAGAGTATATGGTAAATCTACTGGAATCACATCATTTACTTCTGATAGTATTACCATTTTTGCTGGTCCATCTGTTGAAAGTCAAAGATATCAACATCAGTTTGTTGGAGTTGGATCTTACTCACAATTTGAGTTAGGTATTAACGAAGTATTCCAATCTAAGTTCTCTGGATGGAATGTTGGTGAATTTATTGTTCTTGATAAAATTGACCCATTCTTTAATGGGCAGAGAAGACTATTCCCACTGTCTGTTAACAATGAGAGCATCTCGTTCTTCGCAAAAGCAAACTCTGGTATCAATCTTCAATCAAACCTTCTAGTCTTTATTAATGATATTCTTCAGACTCCTGGAGAAGGTTATCAATTTAGTGGTGGTAGTACAATTAGATTTACAGAAGCACCTAAAGGTGGTGTAACTGGATTTAGTACTGAAGGCGATAAAGCGAAGATCTTCATGTACACAGGTACACAAACCATTGACGTTCGTACTGTTGATGTTCTTCCTTCTGTAGAAGTTGGCGATGAGGTTCAACTTTACAGTAATCAGAATACTACATTTACAGAAGATCCACGACTTGTCATGGATATTAAAGCTGCTGATAAAGTTATTACTAATAACTATGCTGGTCAAGGCGTTACTCTTGATGAACTTTTTGAAAGACCACTTACCTGGACTAAGCAGACAGTAGACAAGTTTATTGATAATGATTTTGTTGGTAAGGATCGTGTATATTATGAGCCAGTAATTAATCCAACTACAAATATCATTAGTTCTATTAGTGTTGGTTCTTCCGTCGTATATGTAAACAGTGTAAGACCTCTATTCGACAATCCATTTGAAGGTATTGGAACCAAGGAAAGATCTATTGTTGAGATTATTTCTCAAGATCGAGTAGAACCTGCGAGAGGAACAGTTGTTGTTGGCACTGCTTCTAGTGGTCCAATTGCAAATGTAACCCTCAATGATATTGGATATGGTTACACTGCTGCTCCTGCGGTAACAATTCAACAACCATATGACGGAACACAAGCGACCGCTGGTGCGACTATTGGTGCTGGTGGAACAGTTGTTAGTATCAACGTTGGAACTGCAGGAACTGGTTACTTCTATGGACCATTAAGTTCTATGACAGTAAACCAGCAAGGATCTGGATTCCCCAAAATTGACACAACTACAAATGTGTTCAGAGGAGCTAGACTCAAGACTGAGACTGGTATTGGCAGGGGTGCTACTGCCGATATTACAATCGACACTTTAACCTTCAATGTTGCTACTGTAGCAATCAAAGATACTGGTGCTAATTATAAACCAGGAGATATATTGTTTGTTGATACTTATGATAATGTTGGTCTTGGCACCTCATCTAGAGGATTTGCTCTGAATGCTCCTATCAAGTTTGCAGTTGCATCTATTTTACCACCAGAAGTTCTAATTGAACCCCCAAGAAGAACTACTGAGGAATGTCAATTTGTAACATACGCTGGTGATTATGGAATGATTGTTGGTGTTGGCACAACCACGGTCGGCGCTGGAACAAGCATTGGGTTGGAACTTGATATGTTTATACCATTTGATTCCGAACTTAGAAGATCTTTAGACATTACTCTAACTGGAATTCAAACGGGAGACCTATTTACAATTACAAATACTAATTTTGTTGGTGCTGGTCAAACTTGCTTGAGTGCTAATGGATCTCCAATAGGGGTGTCTACAATTAATGCTGACATGATTTGCGAGTGTATCGATCATTATCAAAAACAATCTGTAATTCCTGGACCGATTAATGGTCTTGGAACGACTGTAGGATTTGGAACAACTGTTACAACCGTAGTCCTTACTCTTCAGAGTGCAGGATCTAACAATGTTGTTGGTCTTGCAACTACTGCATTTTATGGTGATTACAGTTTTGGTAAGATTGGTCTTCCAGTTAGAGTTAAGCAAAAAGAATTTTTAGCAACTCATGGAACATCGTTGGCAGGAGTATCTACAAATCCGATTATTAGGAGAAAAAATCCAATTAAATATCTTGGTTATATTAGCTGATAAATAGAACATAGAAAAAGATTGTCACTCAAATGGCCGCAATTATAACTGACACGTTGAGAGTCAATAATGCTAGAAGCTTCATTGACAAAATTAGGGATCCCAATAAATCGTACTATACATTTATTGGGTTACCTAATGCAACGGAAGTTGTTAGTAATTGGGATACCTCCCCTCCTTCGCCAAGAGATTGTTTAGATGATTCCAATAGTTATTGGGATACGATGGTAGCATTGAAAAAGATTGCTGCAGATGATGTTCGTCCTGTTGTTAGAAAGGTCGAATGGGCATCTGCAACAATCTACGATATGTATCGTCATGATGTTAATAGAAATAATCTATCAAGACCATCGAATAAGACAAGTTTATATGCATCGAATTACTACGTTGTAAATAGTGAGTATAGAGTTTATATTTGTCTTAATAACGGGATTGATCCAGAAAACCCCAATGGTAGACCATCTCTGGATGAACCTCTGTTTACTGATTTAGAACCCAGAGCAGCAGGAACTAGTGGTGATGGATATATTTGGAAGTATCTTTACACTATTAGTCCAAGCGATGTTATTAAATTTGACTCTTTGAACTTTATTCCTCTCCCTGTTGATTGGGAGACTAATTCTGATTATAGAAGTGTTAGAAATAATGCGTCTACTAGTGGACAATTAAAGACTATTACTGTTACAAATAGAGGATACCTTGTAGGACCACCCAACACAACCTATTCTAGAGTTCCTATTCGTGGAGATGGGTCTGGAGCAGAGTGTACTATTGTTATTAATAATGATTCTAGAGTTGAATCTATTACGATATCTAATGGTGGAAGTGGATACACTTATGGATCAGTTGATTTAGTTGGTGGCAGTGTTCCTACAGGATCTACTACTCCAATTTTTGATGTTATCATTCCGCCCCAAGGTGGTCATGGTGCAGATATTTACAAAGAATTGGGTTCGACAAACGTTCTGATTTATTCTAGAATTGAGAACGATGCTCAAAATCCAGACTTTGTTACTGGAACTAACGTTGCTAGGATTGGAATTGTAGAGAATCCACAAGGATTTGAATCTAGTGCCATCATCACTGATGATAGGGTTAGTTCTTTATATGGACTTGTACTTAAGGGTCAATCTCCAAACCAAGATGATTTTAAGAGTACCACATTTGATAGAAATGCAGTAATTAAGCAAACTATTGGAACAGGATCAACGGCGATTGGTCGAGTTGTATCTTATGATGCTGAAACTGGTGTTCTGAGATATTGGCAAGATAGATCCCTTGTTGGATTTAATACTGATGGTACTCAAAAAGCAAATCCAGAGTTTGGACTGCAACTTAACAGGTTTACTGCAGACCCAACAACGGGTGGAGAATTGCGAATTGTTGGTGGTTCAAAAGACTTATACATAGATGAAGGATTTGGTTCTGACACAAATCCAGGTATCAGTACGGTCATAAATAATAAGACATACTACCTAGGACAAACGTTTATCGACGGTCTTGCAAACCCTGAGGTGTCTAAGTATACAGGAAATATCATTTATGTTGATAATAGACCCTCAATTCTTAGGTCAGTAAATCAAAGAGAAGATATCAAAGTTATTTTGCAATTTTAAAGGATTATGCCACAAGAAACTAATCTCAACGTATCTCCTTATTTTGACGACTTTGATCGAAATAAAAACTATTATAAGGTATTATTTAAACCTGGATTACCTGTTCAGGCAAGGGAGTTAACGTCATTACAGTCTATCCTTCAAGATCAAATTGAACAAGTAGGAACACACTTGTTCAAAGAGGGATCTATGGTTATCCCTGGTCAGATTAACTATAATAATGAAATGTTTGCAGTTGAAGTTGAGGAAGAATACCTCGGCATCAACATCTTTGATATTGTAAATGATGTAATTCAGATTGATGTTAGAGGTCAAAACTCTAATGTTACCGCAAGAATACTTTTTTATGGTGAAGAAGACCTCTCAGAAAGAGGATTTATAACTTTATTTGTAAATTATACAAGCACTGGAAACGAAGGTAAATCTGTATTTGATGACGATGAAGTTCTTCTTCTGGAGAGCAACTTCGTTGGTGCTACAATTAACCTCCAAGCAGGACAAGGTATAATTAAAACTGCATCTACAAATGCAACATCTATTGGTTCTGCTGTCTTCATCTCAGAGGGTGTATATTTCCTCAGAGGTACTTTTGTAAGAGTTGACGCACAAACTCTTATTCTTGATGCACATGGTAATGAACCAACATATAGAGTTGGTTTAGAAATTTATGAGGAATTTGTTACTTCGGGTCAAGACCAATCCTTAACTGATAACGCAAAAGGATTTAATAACTATGCAGCACCTGGTGCTGACAGATTAAAAATTAGTGCCGTAATTGCAAAGCGCGACTTAGATTCTCAAAAGAATGAGAACTTTGTTGAATTAATGGTCATCAGAGGTGGCGTACTAGAGCATATTGAAAATAGAACTCAATATAATGAACTTGCTGAAGAATTGGCAAGAAGAACATATGATCAGTCTGGTGATTTTTATGTCTCTCCATTTAGGATTACTGCAAGAGAATCTTTAGATGATAAGAAAGGTAATAATGGCATCTTTACTAAAGATCAATTAACGTATAATAGCAATATTCCTAGTGATGACCTTGCAACCTACAAGATTTCCCCTGGTAAAGCATTTGTTCGTGGTTTTGAGGTAGAAAACTCAACTGTACATTATCTTGATTTTGAAAAAACTAGATCTACAAAAACTCTTGTTGATCAGGGATTAAATTACTTTACTGGTCCAACATTGACTCTTAACAGAGTTGTTGGTGCTCCTAGAATTGGTTTTAGTACATCATCAGTAATTAGTTTAAGAGATACTAGAATTGGTTTAACTTCAACAACAGTTGCTGGTAAAGAGATTGGTGTTGCTAGAGTATATGATTATGCTTTAGAGTCTGGTTCTTATTCTTCAGTTGCTTCAGATCTAAATGAGTGGGATATCACTTTATATGATATTCAACCATATACTGAAATGGTTTTGAATCAGGCAGTAACATTGTCGGTTCCTACCTATATTCGAGGCAAATCTAGTGGCGCTACTGGACATTTAAGATTTAGTACCACTACAGGTATTGTTACAGCATACAACACCAAAGGAACATTTTTAACTGGAGAAAAACTAGAGTTTAATGGTGTCGATAACGGTAGAGTGTCTACAGCAGTAACTTCTTTTGGAGTTGCTGATGTTAAGTCTATACACACTGCTGTTGGTGTAGGTGAAACTTTTAACGCTAACGTTAAGCAATCTACTAGATTAAGATTCCCATCGGTAACAATTTCTCCAAAATCAGGATCTGCTCCTGGCATCTCTACAGTAACTTCTACTGGTAGTGAATTTACAAATGCAGTTAAACCTGGAGATTTAGTACAATTTACTAATAGTCTTCTTAGTAATAATTCGGTGAAGACTTATGCGAAAGTTACAAGTGTTGTTGGTACTAATAGTATTACTATTGTTGGCATTAATACAGTATCACTTCTTAACGATGGCGGTCTGCCAACCTCAAGCATTGCTCCCTCGGACTTTGAGGTCATCGCCACAAAGTTCCAATCATCAACGGACAATACTCTATACACTCCTCTGCCGAAGAGATTTATAGAATCTGTAGACTTAAATTCTGCAACTTTATCTATTAAAAAAGAATTTAATGTCACCGTTACTGCAAATGCTACAAATACAATTCAAGCATCAGCTAACGAAACATTTTTACCATATGACGAAGAAAGATATGTTCTAATAAATTCTGAGGGTGGATTTGAAGAATTAACTCCAGATAAGTTTAGATTTACTAATGGTAATAAGGAATTAAGAATATTTGGAGTATCTACTACTGGTCCTGCAAGACTTATTGCAACTCTTAATAAAACAAACATTACTACAAAAGTAAAGAACTCCAAAAAAACTAACTCAATTATTGTAAATAAATCCAAATTAGCATCTTCTGGTATTGGATCAACCACATTAAATGACGGATTAACGTCTGGAACTTATGGATATGGTCTTAGAGTTCAGGATAGAGACATTTGTCTTTTAGAACCAGATGTTATTAAGGTGTATGGTGTCTTTGAATCTGATGATACATCAGATCCAGACCTTCCATCGGTAACACTCTTTAACTTAAGTGGACCAACTGGCAAAATTGATGACTTTATTATTGGAGAAGAAATAGTTGGACAAACTAGTGGTGCTATCGGTTTGTTCGTTGAGCAGCAGTCTTCATCTGTTGCAAGATTTGTATTTTTAAATGAACTTCAGTTTGACATTGGTGAAACAATTCAAACCAGTTCTTCTGGAATCACTGCTACTGTAAATGATACTTTTGCTGGTGATAGTAATATCTTAGACAGATTTACTTTAGATGCTGGTCAAAGAGACACTATTCTTGATTACTCTAGATTAATCAGAAAACCAAATACAAAAGATCCAAGAAGAAAGTTAAGAATTGTATTTGAATCTGCAGAGTACACTGATACTACTGAGGGCGACATCACAACAATATCTTCCTATGATCAGTTTGATTATTGTGATCTTCCAGTTATCAAGAATGATCTTAGAGTAACAGATATATTAGACATTAGACCAAGAGTAAGACCTTTTGATCCAGATTCTACATCAACATCACCATTTGAATTTGAATCAAGATCTTTCCAAGATGGTACTAACTCTGCAAAGAATATTCTTGCATCAGACGAGTCAATTACATTAACATATGCTCACTATCTTCCAAGAATTGACAAGATCTATTTTAATCAAGATGGTGGATTTCAGTTAATTAAGGGTGTTCCCTCGGAAACACCTCTTCCCCCAATTCCAATTGAAGATTGCTTAGAAGTTGCAACAATTGCACTTCCACCATACATTTGCAATGCAGAAAATGTTCAAGTATCTCTGAAATCTCATAAGAGATATAGGATGCAAGATATTGCTGTCCTTGAAGACAGAATTCAAAATCTTGAGTATTATACTGCTCTTTCTCTTCTTGAATCAAGAACCGAATCCCTTGAAGTTACTGACGATACGGGACTTACTAGATTTAAATCTGGTATTTTTGTTGATAACTTTACAACAACTAGAAATCAGTTAAAGTCTACCAAGATTACTAATTCTATTGATGTAACAAACCAAGAACTAAGACCATCTCACTTCACAACTGAAGTTGATCTGTTGATTGGTTCTAGATCTCTGATCGGTATTGGAACTACTGCTGCAAACAGTGCAAGCACTGCATTTGCTACTGATATTATTGGATCTAATTTTAGAAGAACTGGTCAGGTAATTACAACGGATTATATTGATCAACTTCATGTTCAAAATACTTTTGCAACTAGAGTTGAAAATGTAACTCCATATCTTGTCATTACATATACTGGTAACATTGATTTATTCCCATCTTCGGATATCTGGATTGACCAAGTAAGACTTGCTCCTCAGAGAATTGAAGTTGATGATTACACTGCAACTAGACAGCAATTAAATTTTGCTGGTTTTGATGCTCAAACTGGTCTTGGTCCTATACGTTGGGGTGCTTGGGCAGCAACGTGGACTGGATCTAGCACTAATGTAGGAACTAGCACTAGAGTTACTGGTAGTAGCAGTAGAAATACTGGACGTGCAATCGTTACAAATACAACCAGAGAAACTACTACAACAACTACAGTAACTAGAACTGGTGTAGAAAACAGGTCTGGTAGCAGACTTAGAGTAAGTGAACAAGTACAAACTATCAACGAAGGTGATAGAGTTGTAAGTAGTGATGTGATCCCATTCATGAGATCACGTAATATTGAATTTACTGCTAGAAGATTTAAACCAAGAACAAGACTTTATGGATTCTTTGATGGAACGGATCTAAATCAATTTGTAGTTCCAAAACTTATTGAAATTAGAATGATTAGTGGTGTGTTTACCAGTGGTGAACTAGTCACTGGAACTATGCCATCTAGTGTAACTCCAACTACTCAAGCAACACCAAGAATTACATTTAGGGTTGCTAATTCTAATCATAAGTTTGGACCAATTGGTGCTCCTACTGATATATTCACAACAAGTCCTTATGATGAGAACTACACTATCCCAGCATCATATTCTAGTTCCTCTGTACTTCTGAACGTCGATACTAGATCTCTTTCTGAGAGTAATCAATCTCTATACAGTGGTTGGATTAGAACTGGAATGAGACTGAGAAGTGCTTCAGCAGAAGCGGAGATTACTAATGTAAGATTGGTTAGTGATCAGGTCGGTACAGTTCTTGGAAGTTTGTTCATTCCAAATCCAAACTTCCCAACCAACCCATCATTTGAATCTGGAACAAAGGTCTTCAGATTAACAAGTAGTTCTACCAATAGTCAAGTAGGTGGTCTTACTGAGACCTCTGGCGAAGAAAGATTCTTTGCTTCTGGAACTATTAACAATCTTCAGGAGACCATTAGATCTACTAGAAAACCAAGATTTGATACTGTTGCTACAGCAGAATCTAGACCTGCAACAGATGTTCAGGTAACAGTTAGTAGAACAAGTTCGACTACTACTAGCGTAGTACCATTACCACCACCGCCTCCACCACCACCGCCGCCACCGCCACGTCCTAGACCCACTCCTAGACCTGCGCCTAGACCTTCACCTCCACCAAGAAGACCACCCCCACCAAGGCGTCCACCCCCACCACCGCCGCCAGTAAGAAGGCGTCCACCCCCACGGAGAAGACCACCTCGTCGTCGTCCTAGACCTAGACCTAGACCTAGGCCAAGACCCAGAAGACGGAGAAGAGATCCTCTTGCACAATCATTCATGGTGCAGGATAATCCAGGTATATTTGTAACAGAGGTAGAAGTATTCTTCAGAACGAAGGATCCTGTACTTCCAGTCGTTGTTCAACTTAGACCAATGGTTAATGGTCTTCCTTCTGATGCAATTTACCCATTTGGTGAAGTTGCTGTAGATCCTGCAAATGTTGTAGAATCTGCTGATGCAGTTGAAGCAACCACAATTACATTCCCAGCACCAGTATATCTGCAGGGAGAAACTGAACACTGTATTGTACTGCTGTCTCAGTCTAACCAATATACTGCATGGATTTCTAGAATGGGTGAGGTAGATATCACAACTCTGCTGCAACCAGAATCTAGAAGAGTAGTTGTCTCTGCACAACCAATGTTAGGTTCTCTATTCAAGTCTCAGAATGGAACAACTTGGACTCCAAGTCAATATGAAGATCTTAAGTTTAATCTCTATGCTGCTGAGTTTGAAGAGACTGCTACAGTCTCCTTCTTCAACCCAGAACTTGCTAGAGGAAATAATCAGATCGCAAACCTCGTAAATGATCCATTAGAATTTGATGCTAAGAGTTTAATTATTACTGCAAATGATCTTATCAATACCACTGGTATTGAATTGGGCAATACTATTGTTCAAAAAGATTCTAGTGCAAGTGCTGATTATGTTGGTGCTGGTGGATCTGCAACTGGTGCTCTAACAATTATCAATTCTGGTATTGGATATACTCCTTCAAATGGAACTCAACTTACATATTCAAATGTTGCACTGAAGACATTCAGTGGTAGAGGCAGAAATGCCACTGCAGACATTACAATAGGAGTACAAAATGGTGTTAATGGTGTTGCAATTGCTGCAACCATTAATAATGGTGGATCTGGATATCAAGTTGGCGATGTATTTACTGTTGAGTCTGTCGGTAGCGAGTCTCTTGGTAGAAATCTTCAATTGTCTGTTGGTTCAGTAACTGGAATCAACGAACTTATTGTTGATAATGTACAAGGTGAATTTGAACTTAACATCGCAAAACCACTTCAATATGTAAGTCCTTCTTCTGGCATTACTACAATTGTAGCAGCTGGAACTGGAAATGATATCACAGTTAGCGACTTTGAATTAACAGAGTCCCGTTCTGATGGTTTACATGTTAAGGTTAATCATAAGAATCATGGTATGCACGCAACCACTAATATTGTTCGTATAAGTGGTGTTGCGCCTGACAGCAAAGCAACTACTATCACTGCAGAATATACAAATTCTGACTCTGGTGCTATTAGTATTGCAAATACCGCAGGATTTGAAACTTTTGAGAATGTATCTGTTGCATCTACAAACCCAGGTTATGCATTACTTGACGATGAGATCATTTCCTACACTGGCGTTGAAGCAGGTCAATTAGTTGGTATTACCCGAGGAATTGACAATACTAGATCATTTACATATCCACTCAATTCAAATATTTCCAAATATGAGAATAATGGCATCTCTCTAAGACGTATCAACACTGATCACTTCTTATCTGATGCTTTGGGTACAAGACCAATTACAATTGATGATTACTTTATTAGAATTAATACTTCTACTAATGGTACTGATAGAAGCACTGGAGTTGGATTCCCCAAACTTTATGCACAGTCTTCTAAATCTACTGGAGGATCTCAAATATTTGCATCGCAAAATATTCAATTTGAAGCGGTAAGACCAATCATTCAAACAATGACGTTGCCTGGTACAGCCGTCCAAGCATCTTTGAGAGGAATTACTGCAACTAGTATTGATGGTAGTGAAATATCATTTGAGCAAACTGAATCTACTTCAATCAACTTGTCTGAAGATACTTATCTCCCAGAACCAAGAATGATTGCATCTAGAGTAAATGAAGTTGCTAAGAATACCACTCAACCTGGTGGTAAATCTATGGAACTTACACTTACATTATCTACTGCAAATGCTAACGTATCTCCAGTAATTGATCTTGACAGAGTGGGAATGACTCTCATATCGAATAGAATCAATGCTCCAATCTCAGATTATGCAAATGATCCGAGAACAGCATCTCTTGAAGATGATCCAACAGCATTTGTCTACGCTAACAAACCCGTAGAACTTGAAAATGCTGCAACATCCCTCAAGGTTCTCCTTGCTGGTTATGTAAATACCTTCAGTGATATTAGAGCATTCTATTCCATCAGCAACTCTCCAGAAGAAGATCCACTTTACTATCCATTCCCAGGATTTAGTAATTTGGATATTAACGGAAAGATTATTGACTTTGCCAAATGTGATGGTTCTTCCGATAAGAGAGTTCCAAAAACTGATGTATTGAGTGCTGATAGTGATGTAGCTCCATTTAGAGATTATGAATTCTCAATTGATAATCTCCCAGAGTTCAGATACTTCACTGTGAAACTGGTTGGTACTGGAACTAACCAAGCATATCCACCAAGACTGAAGGATTTGAGAATCATCGCATTAGCATAACATGAGTACAGAAGAACCACGTTTTTTGAAAGTTGAAGGACATAGTTATCTCGTAAGAGATACTATGTCCAATGCAATTATTAATCAAAACACTACTGAGTTTAATAATTATAAGAATCAGAAACAAAAGAGAGACATACAAAAAAATAGAATTGATCAAATTGAATCTGATGTAAGTGAAATCAAGTCTCTCTTAAAACAACTATTAGATAAGGACTAGTAGAATGGCATCTCCAGCATCCAGACAAGAACTAATTGACTATGCAAAAAGGCAACTAGGCGCTCCAGTGCTGGAGATTAACGTTGCTGATGAGCAAGTTGATGATATTATTGATGATTCTCTCCAGTATTTTTACGAGAGGCATTTTGATGGTGTCATTCAAACCTTTTTAAAGTATGAAGTAACTCAAGAAGATATTGACAGAGCAAGAGCAACTACGGGTGGAGTTGGTGTTGCAACTACTTCTGCTACAGATAGTGCAGGAAGAAACTTCAACTTCTTTGAAACTAGCAACTACATTCAAGTTCCACCACAAATTTTAGGAATCAATAAGGTATTTGCATTTGAGGGATCAAGCAGTCTCTCAAGTGGTATGTTCAATATTAAATATCAACTATTCCTCAATGATGTGTATTATTGGGGATCTACCGAATTATTAACTTATTCTATGGTGAAAAGATATCTATCTGATATCGATTTCTTACTGACAACCCAGAAGCAAATAAGATTTAACCAAAGGCAAGATCGTCTGTATATGGATATGGACTGGGGTTCCGTTACTCCTGGTCAATTTTTAGTTATTGATTGTTATAGATTGCTTGATCCAAATGATTCTCCCAGAGTGTGGAGTGATTCATTCCTCAAGAAATATGTTACTGCCGCACTTAAAAAGCAGTGGGGTCAGAACTTGATCAAGTTCCAAGGAGTAAAACTTCCTGGTGGTACAGAATTAAATGGCAGACAAATTTATGATGATGGTGTGAGCGAGTTAAATGCACTAATGGAGAAGAGTTCTTCTACATACGAACTTCCACCTTTAGATATGATCGGTTAATAATATGGCGTTAAATCCATTCTTTCTCCACGGTTCTTCAGGAGAACAAAATTTAATTCAAGATTTAGTCAACGAACAGTTAAAAATGTTCGGTGTCGAAATTTATTATCTTCCTAGAGTATATGTAAATGAAAAAACTGTAATGGAAGAAGTGTCGAACTCTGAGTTTAGTGCAGCAGTTCCATTAGAAGCATATGTTGACACTTATGATGGGTTTAGCGGAGCAGGAACACTCTTGTCAAAGTTTGGTGTTCAAGAAGTTGATGATTTAAATATAATCATATCCAAAGAAAGGTTTGAATCTGTTATTCAAGCACAAATTGCGGTAATTGATAAAACAAAATTAACAAGTAGACCGAAAGAAGGTGACTTAATTTACTTCCCTCTTGGAGACAGACTCTTTGAGATTAAATATGTTGAGCATGAGAAACCCTTCTGGCAACTTCAGAAGAATTATGTTTATGAACTTAGATTAGAACTCTTTGCTTACAACGATGAAGAGATTGATACTGGTATCTCTGAGATTGA